CGGCACGATGGTGATGAAGGGCGCGGCGGTGCGCCGGGCTGTCGAGCTGCGGCGGGAGGAGTATGCCGCGGCGTCGCGTGTGTCCAAGAAGCGAGTGGTGGACGGCATGCTCGAGGCCATCGAGGCGGCCAAGCTCAAGGCCGACCCGGCGGTCATGGTGGCGGGGTGGAAGGAGATCGGGCGGCTGTGCGGCCACTACGAGCCGACGAAGACCCAGATCGAGGTGTCCGTCAACGGCCAGGTCATGCTGCAGAAGATGACGGCCATGAGCGACGAGGAGCTGCTGCGGCTGGCGAGCGAGGACGCCGTCGACGCTGACGTGATCGAGGCGGGCGATGAGTGACGAGCAGGTCAAGGAGCTGTCCAAGTCGGCGTCGGCCAAGAAGCTGCTCGCCGACCGCGTGCTGGCGCGCCGGCGGCTGATCCACTTCACCAAGATGACTCACCCGTCCTACGAGCCGGGGTGGGTCCACCACGACATGTGCCGGCGGCTCGAGGTCTTCAGCGAGCAGGTGCGGCAGAGGAAGAGCCCGCGCCTCATGATCATGTGCCCGCCGCGGACGGGCAAGAGCGAGCTGGCGTCCATCCGCTTCCCGGCATGGCACCTGGGTCATGCCCCCAACCACGAGATCATCAACGTGGGCTACAACCTCGAGCTGCCGACGGGCTTCTCGAGGAAGGTGCGCGGGCTGATCCAGGACCCGGTGTACGCCGGGGTCTTCCCGGGGACGGCCCTGGACCCCCAGTCGCAGTCGGCCGAGGCCTGGCTGACCACGAGCGGCGGCGGCTTCACGGCAGCCGGCGT